TACTTACAGATAACTTACAAAATCCATTTAATACGATGTCCATTATGTTAAGTCAATTGTGGATAACTGGCTCTGATTTGCTCAATCAGCAAGCAGATTTGCGTTATCCACAGGCCAGTGTGCTCAACCATTGCGATTTTCTGTGGATAAGTCATCAACAACCTCGACATGACGCAAAGCCGCCATGCGTAGGTCTTGGATGTTTATGTTGACCGATGCCGCTTTTTGTAAGCCGTAAGTTTTCTGATCCCACCTTTCGGCCAGCCATTGCCGAGTGCGGATGCGCTGGACATCGCGCTGCGCGTGGTCGATGTCCATGCTATCGGCGATCTTGATCGTCTCACAGGCCATCAGATCGGCGGCACGCGTACGCGCGCGCGTAATCATAGCACCGTAGTCGTTTTCCTCTATCCACTCGTCTAGCGCACGCTTACTGATGCCCAGATCGATGCAGATGTCGGCAATGCTTTTACCGGCCTCAAACATCGAGAAAATCATGTCCTCTGGCAATTTGTTGAGCATTGCCACATCAGCACGGCGCTTTGGGTTGCCTGGCATCGCTTTAAACCCTCCTTAAAGCCGTTTTAACGCGCTGGACGATGCCCAGTACCTTTTCCTTGATCAAAGCCGCTAATCGCTTAATTTCGTTCATTTCTCAATCTCCCTGCAAGTTTGGTATCGAATTTCTTTTCTGCTGCTGGACCGTCCAGCACCTCAAAGTCATCTGGAAAGTCATCAAAGCCTGATTCTCCACCGATTTTGTTTGCTTTGAAGCTCACCACCTTGGCGGTTGGATCAAAGGCTTTGATCTTGATGACTTCTTGCACCAGCGGATCGTTGAAGATTACCTCCAGCTCTTGCATTGACCAGATGCAATGATTGCTCAGTTCCTGTCTCTCCCGCTGCAAAGCCAGCGTCTCGTTGACCGATCTGACAATGACCATGACCTGACCTGTCTGCAACTCCCACTCGATCCTCGGTATCTGATCATTGGCTGGCGTAATCCCTTGTTCATCAGCCCACTGATCCAACACCGAGTACGCGCGGATCATTCCCGCCAAACTGGAATCAAACTTTGCCCGATCCTTTGCGTCAATCGCTTGGTGCAATCTGCCGTTCTGAATCCAAAATTTCTCTCTGAGTCCACTGTCAACTAAAGTAATCAGTCGATTTTCTCCCCATTTTCGATCACTGACCTCTTTGGCGGCCTCCAACTCCACCAATCTTGACTGCACATAAATCGTCCACGAATCTGCTTGTGGACTTGGACTCACCGCCACTGGATGCTGTCTTGCGCTTTTTTTCGTTGCCATCTTTTTTGTCCTTGTCTAAATTTACTGAAACAACCGTCAGAACAATCAGAAACTACGAGTCTTATAGACTCTCGTTTCCGATTCTGATTTCTGATGATCAGAAGCGTCTGATTTCTGATCGCTTCTGATCGCTTCTGATTGCTAACTGTTAAATTTGTATGCCGCCTCACTTGCCATTTTTGTCAAAACATCTTGGTTAAGCCATGCGACTTTGTCGTGATGTCCACCCAAGTTTTTAGTTTTAAGCCTGCCCTTTGCTGTCCAAATTGCGTTATTGATTTGCGTCTTTGTAGCGTCATAGGCACTGGCTTGGAGCTTCAATTCTTCTTTCCAATCATCGATATTGACCACTTTGAGGCTTACCCCATCTATTACATCATTGAATCCTTTGTTCTTAATTGCCCTATATAGTGCTGGCAACTCATAGGGCTGCCATTTGCCACCATCTTTGTTTGCTGGTGGCTTTTTCTCTGTCATCTTTGCATGATCTGTTTTGGCTGAATCTGATGCCTGTACCGCCAAACTGGTCACTGGATCACCAATTTGCAGTGATCCGGCTGGCGCTGCCAGTTCGACTTTGACCATTTCAAAGCCATAGCGCGTGCCGTCTTCACCGTCCTTTTGCTTGGCGGTTCTGATGATGCCCTTCATGGAATCCTCAAATCTAATTAGTTCGAGTTCGGTATCCACCGCCCCTAAGAGCGCAGACGATCCCCGCATCCCGCGACTCTGGTCTTTCCCGCTGTGATGCAGGATCATCAACGCAGCGCCTTGCACGATCTGCTGTATTCGCCCACAGGTCACCACAAACTGCATCATGTCTGAGGCCGAGTTCTCATCTCCACCACCAAAGGCTCTGGCCAGCGTGTCTATGACGATGAGTTTGAAGTTGATGCCTGTCTCCATGACCAGCGTCTCGATGGCCACCATGAGCGCATTGAAGTCCTCCACGCTTGATCTCAGGTTCAACTGATGCCTGATCACATAGATTGGCGCACCTGCTGGCGTTTGGTGGTGCTGCTTGATTGCCTTAATCCTTGCCCCGACACCGCCAAATCCCTCACCGGCTATGTACAGCACAGCGCCAGGCTCGCTCACTCCATTGCCCATCCATGACCTGCCTGTGGCAATCGCCTCGGCAATGTCCAAGGCAATGAACGACTTGAATGAGCCTGGCGGTCCGTAGAGCGCCGTAAACGCCCCCACCGGAATCACTCCCTCAATCAGCCACTTGACCGGCTCGTCTTGTATCGAGTCCCAGTGCTCGATGGCTATTTGCTTGGCGGGCTTTGGTGGTGGTGAATCCTTTGGCGCTGTCTCAAATTCCTTGGCAATGTCTTCGGTTGGCGCTGTCACTTGCTGCACCGCACTCGCAATCGAATTCAGCACAGGATTCAATCTTTCGGGCATCGTTAGCTGATCCACGCTGGTGATGATGGATGCCGCCTTGACCAGCGCCACCAGCTTGTCCCTGCTACCGCCCTCCTCAATAAATTCATAGGCGTCATCTCCCTGACCTTGCAGTCCGAGGTCAACTACCTTCAGGCTTTTGACGATGGGCAAGATTGCCTCTGCCGCCTTGTACGCATACCCCCAACCCGCCACATCGTTGTCCGGCAAGATGATGACTTGAGCGCCAGCAAAGTATTCAGTGATGGCTTGTGGCCATGATCCTGCCCCTGTGTGCGCGGTGGTGGCGATCATGCCGATGGACTTGATCGCGTCCGCCGCCTTCTCGCCTTCCACCAAGAATATGTTGCGTCCAGCGGTCTTCGCGTCCAAGAGTGCTGGTAAGTTGTAGGGGACTATGCGTGCGTCAGCGAGGCTTGATTGCTTTCTGCCGTGCTCGTCAATCTTGTAGAGCCTATAAGTCTTTCCAGACTCCCCTACCTTGAGACGCTGCTTAACGAATACTGGCTGACGGTCTTCATCGGTGTAAATCCACTCCTGCTGGAATTCCACTTTCGGGATTGGCTTGATGTTGGCCAGCGGGTCAGGCCTCTCTGTCAGTTCGGGCAACAAGTTTCTGTCCTTGATGGTGTTGAAGACTTCCTCTTGGCTGCACCCACCATGGCAGTGGAAAAGAGGCTTACCGTCATCGCCAATGTGGATGCTGAGGCTCGGATTCTTGTCGCCGTTGCCCTTGCCGTGACTCGGTACTGGGCAACTCGCCACCCACTGACCATTTGCTTTCTTCGCGTTGCCGAGCGTCTTGGCTATTTGTTCTGCTTGCATATTGCCTCTACTTCTTGTATGCGTTGCCCGATCCATGCCATCACAGGCACTGCCATTGAATTGCCCAAGGCTTTGTATCTTGGACCGTCCGGCGTTGCCTTGCCCTTACTCTTGATGTCTGTGTAGCTGTCGGGAAAGCCTTGCAGTCTCTCGCATTCCACAGGGGTGAGTCTTCTGACGGCCATTTGTTGCACCATGACATTCTCGCCACCATTTTCAGGTTTGCGGCCTATGGTGTTTTCAGCAAGGGCAATGGGTTGGGTGATAAATGTTTCGCTTCCTCCTCCCAAAACGCCTCCGCTTGCTTTGGTTGTGCCTCCGATGTTGTCTTCACGATATTGTCCAAAGCTGCTTTCAACATATCCGGCAATTTTTTGTTTCTTCTTTCTGCTCGGAGGAGAATCCCCCGACAGGCTGTGGCGCTCAAAAAGAACCGCTGCGGCAGCTCGCCAGTCTCCAAGGTATCCGACAACGAACACACGGCGGCGTCTTTGGGCCACTCCGAAGTATTGAGCGTCAAGAACCCTGTATGCGAACCCATACCCGAGTTCTCCCAGCGCCCCGAGGAAGACTCCAAAATCTTTTCCTCCGTTAGATGACAGGACACCAGGGACATTCTCCCAGACCAACCATCTGGGGCGATATTTGTCAGCAATGGCAAGATAGGTGAGCATGAGGTTGCCACGCGGGTCATCCAATCCTTTTCTGAGTCCTGCGACTGAGAATGATTGGCAGGGTGTTCCTCCAACGAGAAGATCGACATTTGATTCAATTGACCACTCCTTAAATTTCGTCATGTCGCCAAGGTTTGGCGTTTGTGGATAGTGGTGCGCTAGCACCTGAGATGGAAACTTTTCGATCTCCGAATACGCTACTGCCTCCCATCCAAGGGGATGCCATGCTACTGTTGCCGCCTCAATACCACTGCAAAGTGAGAGATATTTCATGTTGTATTTTTTAGAGGAAAAAAAACCGCTGGGGTTAGCCAGCGGTGCTTCAAAGCAATCAGTTAAAACATCTCGTCATCGCCAACGGCTGCCGCCATCGCTGACTTCTGTGGCGCGATTACTGCCTGTGGAGTAACTTGTTGCTGAGCCGGTGCACTAAATGGCGCTGAGTGATCAGCACCATCCGCATCCATGCCAGCAGGACGATCAATCCACGACACGATGTTGAACGCTGGAATGCGTGTCGTGCCTTTGCCGATCTTCTCCAGCTTAGAGCCGGTGTACTCCAGCACTGGCAACTTACCAGCATTGGCGGCTTGCTGTGCCGCGCACGCTGTGTAAAGTTGCTCGAGTCCCATGTTCGGACCCACGCCATTGGATGACCACTCAACAAGTCCGATTTCCTTGTTGTAAAACTTGATGATGAATCCGCGCTTGTGATCAGGTGATGGCTGCGGTCCTTTCTTACCGAGAGAGGCATCGGGTTGCCAATCACGCAAACCGACACCAAGTGCGAGCCAGCCTGTTTGCACATCATTGATGTCGAACACAACTTTCTTGAGTTGGATTTCTTCACCGAGATTGTTTGTCCAAGCATTTGCTTGAGGTGAAAAGCGGATGTAGTTTCCAGAGCCGCCAGCAGAAGAGAGGTTTAGCATTTTGCGTTTCGCTTTCAAAAGTTTCGGGGTTGCATTATTGACTCAAACTGCGATCTCTCGCAAGCGTGAGTCCACTTGATACCTTGGCCGTTAGTTCGTCCAAGATAACTCTTTGATCCTTTGGAAGCAGTTTCTCTGCCTCCGCTGGAGTAATTAGGTTTGTTTCAAAAACTTGATTGCGGGTAAGTCCTGATGCAATCAGTTTCTCGGCAGCCACATTGCCATCTATCCATTTGCGCGTTGCGCGTTTCGGCGCAAGTTGCCAGCCTTGGATAACAGCGCCACCCTCCATCGTCTTGATGGCGTGTTCTCTGACTGCATCAATAAACTTCTCGACATGATTGGCTTTGTCAAGAATGGCGGTAATCTGCTCAACAGTAAGAGTCAGCATCACCTCTTTAATCTGTTCCTTGTCCAGTGTGGTGATGTCTGTCTGTGTGGCCACGACATCGAATTGCTGTTTCTGCTTTGGGCAGATCGTCTTTGCGTCACACCATTGACAGGCCGAGTCCGACATATACAGTGGCGGGTCATCGAGTTGTGTGGCGATCATCGCAGGACGCAATACCTTCTCTTCCCAATTCCACAAATCGGCTGCTGTCATCACTAGTGTGCGCGGCTCGCCAGAATGCGGTTGCACAATCGTGAGGTGGAATTCTTTGATCCAATCGCGCCCCATGCCCTGCGTGTACGCCAGTGCGTAAATCTTGAGCTGTGTGCTGTCCTCCGAGACATAGCCTTTGCCGGTCTTCAGATCAGTGACATACACCCTGCCTGATTGCATGGAGTAGCCCACGACATCAGCAGTACCCGCGATCTGAATGTATTCCTTACTCTGATACTTGACGGGGTACTCGACATTCATGCGCTCTGTCACGCCCTCGGTGTTCCAAATCTCGTTCAAGTAGTCCAGCGCCATCTGACAATCGTCAGCGTCCAAGATCACGCCTTCGATCTCTTCGCCAATGAATTTCATGGGATCGGTGTCCAACTGCCAGCAAGTCTCGGCCAGCGCATGAATGGCAGTGCCACGCTGTGCGGCCTCACCTGACGGTCTGAACGGTACTTGAGCGCAGAGCTTGACAGAGCCAGGACAGGCGATCCACCGTGAGCTTGCCGAGGGTCTTAGCTTTCGTTGTTGTGTTGCCATGTGTCTCTTTCCAAGTGATGGTCATTGATGATGATTTGATACGCGAGCTGCCTCACCTCATGACTGACAGCGTGTCCAAGGTCTTCGGGGTCTAGGATGCGCTTTAAGAGCACCACCTTGTCCTGATTGGCTTTGCGTTGCGCCTCGAGCTGAGTGCCCAGCCAGATGATGTGCTCGCGCATGATGGATCGTTCTTTGTCAGACATTCTTTTATTCTCCACAGAAACAAGCAATTGATTCATCGTCCGATCCAAACATATCTGTTTGGTCAGCAGCAAATTGCATCATTGATGAATAGGATGGACGGTCGGAACGAAACACCGCACCGCTTGGCTTGGATGCCAATGCCAATGCCTCCATTTTTGCCCACCAGATACCGCGCTCTGGTTTTTCCGCAATTAGTGAAAGCACCTGTGAGCCACCTTTTAAAAAACACAAATCACAATTACCGTGATAGGTCACGCCATTGATGTTTGGTAATTCCAAATCAAATATCTGATTGCGCCAAAATTCACCAACTGTTTCTTTTGTTACTCCAGCAGCAACCAAAGGAATGCGTGATTTATCTTCAATCTTGGCGGCGCGTCTTTGTTCATCTGCACGCATACCGATCCAATCCATTTTCTCGTTGTGATCCCATCCAAGTGATTTCAAATATTTATGGATGGTACGAATCTTCAACTCAGCTGTGCAAAATCTTGTCACTGGGTTTGGCAAGTAATTGCGCTTTTTGATCAGCGCCTCAAACGGTTCGCCATCTCTGCTGGCAGTCTCAAATGTGACGCGCTCAAAGGCTGGATCAGCATCACGCCATTCAAGCCAATGAATTTCCACATTCCAATGGTCAGAGCAAGCCTGTACAAATCGCAAGGTTGCCTCATCTTCTTTGCCAGTATTTGCAAAGCAAACGATTGCCTCATCAGGCAGGCCGTTATTGGATTGCAGTACACGCCAAAGCATATAGGCGCTGGTGCGGCCACCGCTGAAGCTGATGCAGGTCGGCTCAATGATCTTGAATGGGTCAGCCATGATGCTTGCCCCAGTATGCGATCAACGCAGCGTCCGATCTGCCGTCATCTTTGACTCGTTTGAAATCTGCTTGGTTTTCTGGAAAGAGTTCCATGGCTCTCGCTCGGCTGGCATCTTTACCCTGCCCACGGCCAACGGCTTTCACCCAAGTGGCCGGTGCAACATAGGTCACTGGCAGTTTGAACGCAGCCAAGATGCCTTCGATCATGCCGAATGAACGGCCAAAGCTAAAGACGCTGGTAACGCCCTGGCCTGCCATCGCGCTCACGCGCTCGCAGTAGACATGGCAGTCTTTGCCGGAGTACAGGTACAGCAGCTCGGCCAACTCGCTGGCGCTGACCTGCCGCTTGGACTTGCCATTGCGCTCCACCGTCATGGTGGGCATATCAAATATCTTCAGGTTTTCGGGCGAGATGACGGCCACCGCGCCAGACAGACCAGGATCAACGCCAATGCAGTATTTGCTCATTTGACGGCCTCATCCATGGCCTTGTTGAGCATCGTCATGCGAGCCGATACCAGCGCATTGGCGGCCTCATCCAAGCGCACCACGGTGCTATACAGTGGCTCGGTGATGCCGTTTTGCCAGCGACTGATCTGAGCCTGATTGATCTCGGCCACGCGGGAGAGATCGGACATCTTGAATCCGGCTGCCTCCACCTTGTTTTTGATGTCTAGAATTGCTTGTTGTGCGATTTTCATGCGTAGAATGTTAACCATGTTTTGTGAAGATGGTCAAGTGTAAGACAAAAAAAGGGGATCAGCGAACCGATCCCCCAAGGCAACTGCGGGAAAGCATGAGACCCGCAGAGGCATTGTAAGGGATGGAATACCTGACTAAATTGTATGGTATTTGACAGGTTTGCAAATAATGTTATGATTTATTCGTCAACAACTTGAAAGGCTTCTATGAACCACACACAACACGCATTCACGGTGGAGAGCCACCGCAAACTCGGCAAACGCGCCGAGGCCGCCTTGGACTATTTGCTGTGCCTTGCCATTGGCGTAGGCTTGGCCGCACTGCTCGTAGCATGGTGGTCATCGTGACTCTCACAGTGCGTAACCTAAAGCCTGGCCAGCAGTTCATGTTGAAACGCACAGGCGAATGGTTCATCTTTATTGAAAAGCAATTGAATACGCCCAGCGGTATGCGCCATGTCGTGGCCTACGATGATCCCTTTAACCTTCAAAAGCGCAACGGTCGCAGAACCATTCTGCACCACAGTTGCCATGTTGTTCTAAACACCACAGGAGAAAACCATGTCCCAGACAATGCAAATGGAAATTGACCGCGAGGTCAACAAGTTCACGCCGCCCATGGAAGTGGGTGGTGGATTCCTTTCCCGCGATGACTTTGCCACGCTGGCACGCAAGGCCGTGACGCAGGGCACGATGATCGGTTGGGCACACGCGGAGAACATGACAAGAGAGCGGATGCAGCGCAAGATCACCGAGCTGGAGCATGAGGTCAGCATCTTGCGTGACCGCGTGAAAGATGTCGAGATGGAGCTTCTGGCGGTGCAGAAGTGAAGATCATCATCGTGGTGCTGGCGGTGCTGGCACTCTTTTACTTTGACGCAAAGGAATTCAATGGAAACAATAATCAACTTTCTTTTGGCCAGTTTGATCGGTATCGGCATCACGCTGCTGGTGCTGTTTTGTATCGTCAAATTCTTGATAGATCAGACCGAGGATAAGTGAATGCCCAGACCAAAATCAGAATTGACAAGCAGCCAGAAATGCGTTGGCGCAAAACTCACCCAATGGCAGTACGAAGAATGGAAGAGGCTCGGCGCATCAAAGTGGTTAAAGCAGATGCTGACAGAGAGTTACAAAAGGAGAGTGCAAACATGACACAAATCTACATATGCGTTCATTGCAAACGCAAAATTCTGACAATCATCACACGATGCCCACACTGCGGAAGGAGTCCACAATGACACAAGAAGCATTGAAGTTGGCGCTTGAGGCGTTGGAACGTAGTGTTGCAACTTGCTTTGACCAGTATGCACATCAACAGGTAATGAGCCAACCAGACCACTTTATCAATCAAACCATCACATCCCTACGCCAAGCCATTGCAGAGTTGGAAAGCCAAGACGGGGCTTGCCAACAATGCGGTGGTAAGGGTTGTGTTGCTTGTGATGCAAGGAAAGTAGCACATGATGTATTTTGAAACAAATCAACCGCATTACTTAGTTTGGCCTGCACTTGCAATTGGAATTGATGATGAGTTTTGGATTGGTATTGGCTGGCTGAACTTTGAGTTTGGTTGGCGCAATGGAGATGGTGGGTCTGGTGACAAACTAACCCACGGTATTAAGGAGTAAAACATGAGTGAAGAAGGCTATTACTGCGTGATATGCGGCAGGTTTTTACCAGCAAATGAGTATGGCGTAATTGTGCATGACGACATTGAACACCCACAAGAAATGGATTTTGCAGACGAGGAGAAACCACAATGATTCTGAAATCACAATCTATGCGCTTTGTCATGGCAACCATGATGGATGTTGAGCATGAATGGCAAACAAGTAAATGGAAAGACAAAGGCGACATGATTGACCCTGATGTACCAATGATTGTGCAAATCGGTGACTACGGGTATGAGGTGCAGTCCTGCGGCGGTGATGGTGACATCGAAGGCTTTGTCATTCAGTGTAAGGAAGAACCTGTGTGCAAGTGGGAAGGCATGGAGTGCATCAAACTCAAGGGGAAGAATTCTTGATTGAAACAATCCGCACCATGTCTGGCAAGCAACACGGCCTGCGAGGAGATCGTCAAACTATTGTGACAGTGGGCAAGATGTACCGTTGCAGCATCTGCGGCAAGATTTTTACTGACAGGGAAGA